GCATCGGACTGTCCTCTGGCACGAACACCGTGCGGTTATTTCCGCAGCCACTCGCGAATGCGAGCACCAGCACGGCGAAGAGAATCGCGATCAGGATCGGCTTCAACAGCAGACTTGTCGGCCGATATTCTGCGATCCAGCCACGCGATGAGCGATACCGCGATTTGCGCGACGATGCGTTCGAGCACGGGGCGTTCTCCGAGTACCAGTCGTCGTAACCCTGCGTCACTTGGCCCCCGCAGCCTCGCTGCTGACGTTGTTGTCACGCGCGAACAGCAGGCCCGCGCCCGCGATCACGGCTGCGACCACCGCGCCCCAGTCCGCTACGGTCGCGGGATCCGCGTCGAAGGTGGCCGAAAGCGCGCTGCCCACGGCCACGAGGATCGCTCCGATGCCCGCCGCCGTTGTCTTCCAACTGCTCATTTGATCGTCCTCTCTAGGTTCTCCAGCCTGCGCTGGATGTCTTCCAGTGTCTTGCTGTGCGTGGCGTCCGCCACGGCGGCGGATGCCTGAGCACGGGCAAGGTCGTTCACGACCGTTGCCAGTTTGTCCAGATCCGTCCGAGCCCTGTCCAACTGCTCGGTCTTGGACCCGAACGCGAACAGGAGTGTCGCGATGCCGACGAGCATAGTCACGATCTGCAAGATTCCAATGACGTTGATCGGCTTATCTTGGCTCACGACAGTATCTCCTGCTTTCTCTGCTCCGTAAGCAGACCGACCGAAACGAGGTAGTTCATTCCAGAGACAGTCATTGGATCGTCGCTCACGACCTCCTGCGCGGCCTGAGCCAACTGCGAATCCGTTTCGGCTTCAACCGCCGCCGCCGCCCTCTTCGCCGACATTGATCGTGAATGTATCCAACACCGTGTCTCCGTCGCTGGCATTTGTGACGGTCACAGAAATGGATGCAACTTCGACACTGAAAGCAGAGAAGTATATCTCATCGTTGTTTGATACTGACAACGTGTACGGAGATCCTTCGTCTGGGAGAGAGATCGGCGAATCGTTCTTGTAGACATCAAATGCGCCAGTGCCAGGATATCCCGTCCAACTTATGGACAGATTTATCGCGGTATTTATGCCAGTGATGGTTACGGTATTTGTCGATCCACCTGGAGATGAAACGTCGTTCCAGTTGACTGCATTCGGGGTCACGTCCGAACCTCCCCCACTTGAAGTTTTCTTTGTCTTGACAACGATCATGGATGCGATGGAGCAGAGCATCAGAAGTTTTGTCCTCCGACGAATCCAAGCCACGTCGTTCCGTTGTCAGGCGAGATGAACGCAAGCACATCCTTTTTGGCGTTCGTGCTTGTCAGGGTAGGAGCCGTTCCGCCTGCCCATTTCACCGACGCAGGCCAAGTCACGGTCCTTGCCGTTCCGTCCATCGTGAAGATCAGCGTGAAGGCGTTGACCGTGTTGCTCGTCGCATCCACGTTGGAGATCGTCAGCGTCGTAACGTTCGCATTCAAGGACACGTCGAATAACTGCGCGTCGTTGAGATTGAGCGTAAGCGTTCCGCTGGAGATCGTCGGAGCGGTCTTTGGTTCCGTGTAGTCGGTCAACTTGACCGATGAAATCGTCCCGCCAGTTATTGAGACATTGCTGGATGCCTGCGTCGATATGGTCCCGAGCCCTAGCGTCGTCCTCTGCGCGGACGCGTCTGCATCGTCGATCAGAGCGCGACCAGCAGAAGTGCAGGTGATTTCCTGCACAACGCCCGCGCCAGCACTTGATCGACCGAGTATGCGGTCGGTCGCGCTCACGTTCTGTATCTTGGCGTACGTCACGACCGAGTTGTCGATGGTCCAAGTTGCGCCAGAAGAGGAGACTGTTATGTCTCCTTTGTCGCCATCGCTGACCGCTCCACCTCCGCCGCCCGCGCCGATCTCTACGACCGTTCCGTTGTCCCGTTTCGTGAACAACTTTCCATCGGCGGTGTTGATGGCAAGTTCACCAGCGACGAGGCTTCCCGACGATGGCGTGGCGCCAGCAGTGCCAGAACGCTTGTGCTTGATCGTGTTTGCCATCGTCTATCTCAGAATGTGCCGCCGTCGACGGTCACATTGTCTAGGTTCGTGCTCGAAAGGACAAGCGTCCCGCCGATGTAGTAGGACTTTCCTGCCGCGAGGTTGAGATGCTCGCTGCTCGTCCACGCATCGGTTGAATCAACCCAGTTGAACGTCTTGTCGGTCGCGCCCTTGAGCGTGATGCCGCCGCCGTCAGCCGTCGTGTCGCTCGGGGTGGCGACGTCGCCGAGGATGATGTTCTTGTCCTCGACGACGAGGTTCGTCGAGTTGATGTTCGTCGTCGTGCCGTTGATCGTCAGGTCGCCAGTGACGGTAAGGCTTCCGCTGACCGTTCCGCCCGACGTAGGCAGGTACGACAGCGCAGGAATGTCCGCAGCGACGAGAGAACGGAAGGTCGGCGTTCCGTTGCTTCCGTTCGGAGCCGCGAACACCTGATTGGCCGTCTGCGATGCAAGCGAGAGGGCGATGGTTCCCGCAGTCGTGATCGGGGATCCGCTCACCGAAATAAACGACGGCGCGGTCAGCGCAACGCTCGTGACGGTTCCGAGACCAGCACCGCTCAAAGATGCCTGCACGAACGCCGTTGTCGCAACCTTCGTGGTGTTGTCGCCAGTCGTCGGCGTAGTAGCCGTGGCCGACGATCCGAGCGCAACCGTGCCGCTGAACGTCTTGTTGCCCGTGATCGTCTGGGTTCCAGTAAGCCCTACGAACGCGCCGTTGCCGCCGATGGCCTCGATGGTGGTCGCCGATCCTCCTGCGCCACCCGTGCCCTTGCCGTAGTAGAGGACGTTGTCAACTTCGTTGAACGCCAACTCGGCGTTTGCCAGAGACGATGGCGCTCCAGTTGCTCCAGATGCGCGCCGCTTGATACGGACTGTGTTTGCCATGATCTACCTCAGAAGTTCCCGCCGTCGACCAGATCGGTCTGCGGCACGTTGATCCACTTGTTCGATGACGATGAGTATTGAAGCAACTCTTTGTCGGCGACCGACGTGATCGCGACACTGGAGATGTCTGCGAAGGTGTGAACGTGGGCGGTCGGGGTGCGGGCATCGCTCAGGCGCGAGTCATCCGCACGGACGGCCTTGGTCGAACTGCTGGTCCCGCTCGTGGCGAAGTCGACGGCGAACGACCTGTTCGTCGACAGGTCGCCTCCGCCAGTAAGTCCAGTGCCAGCCGACAGGCTTAGGCTTGCGTCGGCCTTGTTCGGATCCGACACGGTGGCGATGCCGAGTTGCGGCTTGCCTCCGACCGTCCCCCAGACGAACGAGGCGGAGAGTTTGATCTCCTGCGTGACGCCGTTCCCTGCGGTGTTGGCGCGTCCGAGAAGAGAGGAGACCTCGACGTCCTGAATCTTGGCGTACGTCACCGCCTGATTGGCGATCGACGGATTCGGGTAGGTTCCAGAGAGCGATCCTCCAGCAGCGCCGCTCGGAGTGGTGGACAGCGTCGTCCACTGGGTGTCGTAGTCGCTTGCGCTCGACTTGACGAGCGCCTGACCAGTCGAACCTCCAGACGGGACGCCAGTGCCAGCAGGTCCAGCGGATCCAGTTGGACCAGCGGGACCGTCGGAGGCCATGATCGACCATGACGACGAGGGGGGCTCGTCGTTGCTGTTCCCGATCTCGCAGATCCAAGTCTTGTCGTCGTACCGAACGACGTCGCCGATAACGTAGGTGTCGTTCGCATCCCATGTCCCGCGCCATCTGATGTTCGAGACGGCGGTGACTGGGGTTAGAGTGGCCCCTGAACAGGGCGGAACTGCATATTCCCGACGAAAGGGGCTGACACGATTCGGCAGCAACCTCCCGTAGTCTCTCTGCTGGATTCCGTCCTTGATTGCCGCAGCGCTGAAGATCGGCCCGTTGTCGATCTCCATCAGTCGCGCGGTCAACCCCTCGTCCTCGTACGCCATAGCGAACGATCGTGCATATGCAATCAGCAGAGATTCAGCATATGCAGGGACGGGGATGATGAAAGTCTCTTGAGTCGTGTCCGAGACAGCCTGCCAAGAGGCCCTGTATCGCACCGTGACGGCGTCGGAGGCCGATGCCTGCGGCGTCGGGTAGAGTTCAAGTCGGATGGCGGGGAGGCCCGTTCCTTGGCCTAGTTCAGTCGTGCCGTTCGACTGAGCCCACGGACGCGAGAGAGCGGCGTAGTACACGCCGTCCATCAGGGCAGGCTCAGCCATGTTCCTGATGATCTCCATCTGCTCGGGCGTCGTGAGTTCGACCCGCCATCCCAGCCCCGCCTTGGAGATGAGAGCGAGGATGTCCTCCACGTCGGTGGGCAGGTCCACCCACGACTGCTGGGCGACGGTGTTCAGGGGACGCGACGTGCGCTCCCTGTACCGCCACGGCTTGGTGAACATGTACTGCCCAGCCTGATTGACGATCTCGGCAATCCGCTGATCGCGAGTCATACCGCTCACGATCGACGGTTGTCCGCCGAGCGCGAGCACGATGTGGCTCTTGAGGTTGCCGAATGTCAGCATGGAATTGGCGTGGGGGGGGTTGCCCCCCCCACCCGTTCAGTTGTTGCGATCAGGCGGCGGAAGAGCCGAACTGGAACCCGCTGAGGAGAACCTTGCGAGAAGCAGCAGTGACGGTGTCTGCGGCTTCAAGAAGGATCGCGACAACGGGACCAGCGCCCGAAGCGGCAGGGCCGAGCACGTTCGACGCGACGGGTGCAAGAGCCGCTCCAGCGGCAGTGGATCCGCCAGTCGTGACCTTTGCGTCGACGACGCCAGCGACGCAGACGGTGCAGCGGTTTCCAGCCGCAGCCGCTTCGGTCACGATGCCCCACACGCCAGCCTCCTGACCGTTCGTCGGCGCAGCCGACAGAACGACCACGTTGAACGGGCAGTTCGGCTCGTCGAAGTTCGTCAGGTTCGCCGACGACGTGAAGGCATTCGACGCCTGATGGATGTTGAAACGAACCGTATCGCCGAGAGCGACGGCCTCGCCAGCGATCGGCTTGACGAGCACGGGCTGCGGCGTGAGGGCCGCGAGATTCCCAGAGGGAGTGATGAGTCCTGCGATCATGTGAGTGTTCTCCTTCTGGATTACGTCAAGGAAGTCGGAATCGGGCAGACGATGCCGTGGCGCTGGCGGCTGTTGCAGAACAGGTTGTGCCAGCAGTCGACGGGCATGACGTAGGTGAACGGCTGGTTCGGGTGACGCAGGACCTCGTGGGTCTTGAAGTACCGCTTCGAGTGGAAGATCGGCGTGAGGTAGTTGCCGTTCACGAAGAAGTAGCGCGGACCCTTCGCGATGGTTGTCGATCCAGACTCGGTTCCGAATGCCGCAAAGTTTCCATTTGCGCCAGTCTGGTCGATGTAGTCCGCCGCTCCACCAGCGTCGAACTTGTCAGCGACAGCCGTAGACGCGGTGGCAGGGAAGATCGCCGCCGTGTCGAGGTCGGAGCAGTAGGTGATGTCGATGCCCGAGTACACGGGGTTGTTGTACGCGGCGTCCTGATAGTTCACCAGCGTGTCGTTCGACAGGCGGAGCAGGCGACGGTAGAACTGGACGCCCTCGCGCGAGGTGAGGATCATCTGGCGCGAGAGGTTGTCGTTCTCGAAGTACTGCGAGCGGGTC